TTTAACATCAGGCCTAACAAACATAGATCACCTACAAATTTCTTCGCTTCTCTCTTTGCAGCTCTCATCGCTTACCAAATTAAACCTTCTAAACCGAAAATCGCTTATCCGTAACTCAGGTTAGATATGCTTTTGACGCAATTTTATCAAATATTAATGAATTTTCTAAAGAGGAGTAAAAATATGCCGGATATGGGATTATTTGAGAGAGAAGAGATAGCTATTAACTATGATGATTTTAATATAAACGAAGAATTAAAATTATTTGAAGATTGTATATCTCATCCGACCAAAATACTAATCAGATTATATATAAAGCCTAATAAGGTCGGCTCGCTTTATGTACCTAATAGTAAATCCGTTTATGAAGAAATGGTAGGGTATGTAGCTAAAATAGGTAAGTGTGCCTTTACGGGTGAACGCTACAGAGAATGGGGAGAGTGGTATAAGATAGGGGACTGGGTAGCTTTTCCAAGGCATGCGGGCATTAGATATAGCTATAAAAATTTACCGGTATTTTCAATAATGGATGATTCCCCTCTTCTAGTAGTATCTGATCCAAGAGACGTTAAATAATTAAAAAAGGAATAATACAAATGAAAGAGAAGGAATTGGAATTTGATAATAAAATTAATGAAGTTTTATCCGGCGTACTTGATAACAACAAACCGGAAGAACAGGAAGGTCTAAGCGAAGATCAAGTTAATATAAATCTTGAGGCGACCGATGAGCAACCTTCCATAGAAGAAGCCTCCGAGCAGCAGGCAGAGGAAGAACCTATTAAAGCCGCTGATCTATTTAAGGATAAATATTATCAAGAGAAGAAAAAGAGAAAAACCATTTTAGCCGATCGGCAAAAACTAGAGCAGGAAAATCAGGAATTAAGACAGTTTCTTAATGGAACTATTGAAAATAATACCAAATTATACGGCCAGAATTTATACAATGATTTAGAGCGAATCAGAAATATAAAAAAACAGGCATTACTTGGCGATGATCCCGATTTGTTTTTAGAAGCCGACGAACTTCATAAAAAAACAATGATGAAGATTAATGAATTTGAGAATCTGGCAAGCAACAGTGCTACCGATAAAACAAAGCAGGAAGAGCCTCCTGTATCTACTGAAGCCGATATTGATAATAGAATGGCCGAGCAGCAGCTTTCCAAAGCACAAGAGTGGTTAGATGATCATCCGGAATTAATAGAAGGGTCTTCAAATTACAATCCAAAGATCCGGAAAGAAGTTGCGGCTTTTATTCAAGAGTTAGATAAAGACTTAAGAAAGCAGGGTAGAGGTAATGAGATATTAAGCGATCAATATCTAGAAGTAATTGATGAATTTATCGATAGCGTAAAAATAAAAAAGCCCAAAGACGGTTATACTACTTCAAATGTCGGAGGGGTTAGAAATAACTTTAGTAATCAGGGTTCTAACAAAATACGTATTACTTTGTCGGATTTTGATAAACAAATGGCTAGAGAATTGAAAATGAGTGAAGAGCAGTATTTAAAATATCAATATAAAAATAGAGCGTAATTAATATGAAAAACGAAAGAAGAACAAGAGATACGGAAAATAGAATGTTTGATAAAGACGAAAGTAGGACTTTCTATAATCATGATTATATTAGCCCTTTAACTATTCCGGAATATGTAATAAAACCCGGATTTGAATATTACTGGGAAAGGAGGAGTTTAAAAGGTCAAATGGATACGGCTCTAAGTATGGCCTATAAAAGGGGATGGAGACCGGTAAAAGTTAGTGATGATCCAAATAGAATTCCAAGCGACCTTTTGGAATTAGATGAGGTGGCAAAAACTTATATATGTGAAGGAGATTGTATTTTACTTGAGAGAGAAAAGAAACGCGGAGAAATAGAAAGAAAAAAACATAATGAATATTCATTAAGAATGGCTACTGAATCCAAAGCTTATAATTATAATGATAATAAGCCGACCGAGAACGCTTTAAACGTAAAGATATAAAATATCATGGCATTTTTTCCATCAACAGATACAGCAAAAGAAATAACTTTAACTGCCAATATCCAGCTGGATTATCCGTATTCTGCAAATCTTGCAAGCGTTACCGTAGCGGATATGATGGATGTTAGTGCTAGCTTAGGTAACTTAAATATTTTCTTGCCGGACGCAACACAAACTACTCCGGGATTTTCCATTAGTTTTAATAATGTCGGAGCTAATAGTTTTAATATTGTTTTAAACGATCAACTAACATTATTTACGCCTGTTGCTGCCGGCAAAGTTTTAACGGTATATTTATATGATACTACAACTCCTAACGGAAGCTGGCGGATAATTCCTTTCGGCGGCGGGGTAAACGGTATATCGGAGTTGACTTTAACTAGCTCGGATGATTCCATTACGGTAACGGGTAGTCCTGTATCTCCTCCAAGCGGCACGCTTAATATAAAATTACCCGCTCTTATTGCGGCAATCACGGAGCTTGCAACCGGGCTACCCGGAATACTTGCTCTTGATCCGGAAACAAATAGTTGGTCATTAATATCGCTTGTAAACGGCGGCAATATAGTAGTTACTAATCCTACGGGAACAACGGGTAATCCTGCTATAGGTTTAAGTAATAATATATCGGTAACTCAAATTACTGCCGGTAATATAATTATTAGTAATGATTTAATTACCAATGCCGATAGCGGCGGGGTCTTAAGTATCGTTTCAAACGGGACGAATTCGGCTTTAAATCTAAATAGTATTACTATTGACAGGGAGGGGAATTTAAGCAATGTCAATAATTTAAGTGTAGAAGGGGCTTTTAATGCTGCAAATGTTGCTAAAGCCTGGTGTAGATTTAGCAACACTTCGGGAACAATTGCAGTTTCCTCTAGCTGTAACGTCTCAGGAGTAACTTATAATAGCAGTAATTCTCAATATGTCATTACATTTACAAGTCCGATGGGTAATTTGAATTATGGAGTATTTATAAGCTGTGCCAATAATAATAGTACGCCTCCTTTAGCGCCGCGAATAGGATATGACGTTGTAAAACAATTAAATTCCGTAACCATAGTTTTAACGGATAGTTCAGGTGAAATGCTACCCGATATTCCCGAAGGTGTATCTGTTATGGTTTTTTCAACAAGTTAATTTCTATTAACTTAAGCTAAAATATAAGGAACTTTATATTTAATAATTTTCTCATCTCTAGTAATTATGGTTAAATTTTCAATGATAGCTTGAGATATAAGAAGTCTATCAAAAGGGTCATCATGATGTTTATCTAAGCTTTCGATAAAAAGTGTATGTTTAATGGCTATAGGTAATACGTCAAAACCACATTGTAATATTATTTCTTCTAAGTTACCTAGAACATTCAGTTTACCTAAAGATTTTTTAATAGTAATCTCCCAAGTATTAACGGCACTAATAAAAATAAGATTGTTAGGATTGCTGATAATTTGTTTAGATTGATAAGATAAATTTAAATTATCCTCTATCCACCAAATAAATGTATGGGTGTCTAATAAATAACTCATTATATTTTATCATAAAATTTAGATAATAATTCAGGGAATAATTCGTCAAAATCTTCGGACATTTTAACTTTACCCTTGCAAATACCGGGTCTGCGTGGTGATAATAATTTTTGATATTTAATTAATCTAACAATAGGTTTTCCTGCTTTACAAATGATAACATCTTCTCCGTCTTCCACTTTTTTTATTAAATTGGATAAATGAGTTTTAGCCTTATGTATTGTAGAAACTTGCATTTTAATAATTAATTTAATTTAGTTCAGTTTAGACTAAGTTTTAATTTAATTCAACATAAAATATAACCGATACTATCTTGATATTTTTATTTTAATTTATTAAAATTAACTTAAATCAAAAGTTTGCCACAACTATAAGGGCGTCTTTGAGTTTGTAGTTTTATCTCCGCAAAAAACTAGGTTTTTTTTTCCGCTATTAAAGTCGGGAAGCTTTAAGCTTCATGGGTTCATCTAGCCTTCTAATAGATTAAAAATTTCAAATACTATTTTTAATAATAAATATTTTTAGGTAAATATATGGCTTATGGCATAAATTCACCTTTTGGTTTAGTACCTTATGGTCATTTAATCAGCGGTGTTGATAATATAAAAACAAATAGCAATTATAAAATAAATGCTAATAGTTATAGTTTAAATAAAGGAGACCCGGTTGTATATGCTCCCTCAAGTGGCACATATAGTTACGCTCAATCTGCTGCCGAGATTATGTTATATAATCCTACTCCGGTTTTTGCAGCAGCATGGGCGGCCGGTACTCCTCTTAACGTAACAACTATTACGCATAACTCTGCGGCTCCCGGCGCAGCTGCCGTAGCTACTCCAAAACCGGCTATTCTTGGGGTGTTTCAGGGATGTTCTTATTACGCTCCTGACGGTACTTATATTGAACAAGAATACTGGGTAGCAGGAACACAAGTAAAAGCCGGAACTTATCCGATGGCTACCCTCATTGATGATCCCTTTGTTATCTGGGATATACAACTTAGTTGCTACACCGGAGCTTTAACGGCAGCAAATACTACATTTGCTTTATTACCTTGTTTGCAAGTGCAAGACGGTACTTGGCCTGATACGGGAAATGCAACTAATGCTGCTACGATAGGAAACAGCGCCGTTATCGGTAGCGGTATTGAATTAATGACCGGGAGCGCTATAGGAGCGACTAATAACAGTGCTTCATCAATGGCTACTATTACATTAAACGGAGCTGTAGCAGGTTATGCTAATAATCCTCTTATTGCTAACTACGGCGCAGCAAACGGTAATCCGTGGGGAGTATCTACTTTTTATGCTTGTCCGTCTTTAGCCGTTATTGCCCGTGCTAATGCCGCAACTACTGCTGCGGACATAAGCGGTGCGAACGAATATAATAGAAATCCTTATGTAGCATTAAACGTGGCGGCTCCCGGTGTATATACTCAAAATACTTATGCGAGTTCTACTTTAGGAACCGGATTCGGTGCTACTCTTAAAGTACTTGGTTTTACTCCAAATGCCAAGAACCTGCCGGGTAACTATGGTCAACCGGGTAATGCTAGAGCCGGTACTTATTACAATACTCCGTTCTTAAACGTACTTGTAACTATTAATAATCACGCAAAACTTCCAGGATTAATGCCTGTGACTGTTACTGCCTAAAATATAATGAGGTAATATAAAATGGCTATTAATACTCAATCGATTTATAATCTACTCCGCCCCGGGTTAAAGGCGGTTATAGGTTTATATGAAGATTATCCTGATTTATGGAAGGAAATGTTTGAAACTTATCCTTCTGAGCGTGCCTTTGAATTTGAAGACGAAATCAGAGCTCTAGCTCCTGCCGTCGAAAAACTTGAAGGATCATCCGTAGCTCAAGATACCATGACCGTTAAATACCAAACGATGTATAAGCATAAAACTTACGGTACTTCGTTTAGTATAACCGATGAGGCTATGAATGATAACCTGTATAAAAATCTGTTTCCAAAACAGGCTAAGGCACTTGCTCAAGCTCTGCGGGAGACAAAAAACCAGATTGCTGCTAATATTTTAAATCTCGGTAATGTTATTACTACTGCAGACGGCTATCCTTTGTTTTCTGCTCATCCGATAGACGGTGGTGCTACTTCTAGCAATACGACTAACGTTGCTTTGAGTGAAATCGGTATTCAAAATGCCGTAACTGCGATTTCTCAGCTCAAGCAAATAAGCGGTACTTATGCGCAGGTTAAATCAAAGAAATTGGTAACCGGCTCCAGCAATTGGATGGTAGCAGGTATTCTAATTGGCAGCCAATTTAGAACCTCTGTCGGTAGTGCTAACAACAATGCTTATGCCGGTGTTAACGATCTTAACATGATAAATCATGATAGTGTTTTCCCGCAAGGTTATATTATCAATCCTTTTATTACTTCTCCGACGGCCTCTTACATTATTACTGATGCGGAAAGAGGACTTATTCATTATGAACGTGAAAAAATCAAGGATTGGTCTTGGATGGATAATACTACTAGGAGCATATGGTTTGCGGCGCAAGAAAGATATTGTTTTGGCGTATCTAACTGGCGTGGTGTATTCCAAATCGGTCAATAGTTAATAAAAGGTAAGTTATGGCAGTTCACAGTAGAGCCTTAGCTAATATTCTTCTAAAAAACGCCCCTAAGAAGGGCGTTAAGAAGGATAGTTCTAAGGAAATCAAAAAATCTGATAATAAAAAGAAATAAATGAGTATTTTTAGACAAGCGGTAAATATTCCGACAGTAGCAAGCAGTAGTGCTAATATCGGTACGTATAACGGGCTAATACCGCCTACGCCGGGGAATTCGATTAACTTAACTTTAAATGGATCACTTGTAGGAATCAACGGGCAAGTCTCATTTATTAGTAACGGGTATGCTTCGGGTTTAAGTTTTACTAGCGGATTAAACGTAAGTACGTCTACTTTTACCATAGTGGGTACTTATAATGGATTAATTATTCAAGAAAGTTTAGCAGGACCTAATAATAACACTGTTTATACTAATAATTTATTTCACACTATTATTAGTATCAGTGCTACCGGTGGCGGGGTAGCCAATGCCTTTACCATAGGATCAAATTATAATATTGCCGTGGTACTACCTGACGGTAATAGTAAGTCCGGACTTACCCATCCTAATTATAATTATAGTATATTATTAAATTCTCTTACGGCAGCGGGGCAATGGGCAGCAGGGAACGCTATAATATACGGAGTTTCCAATATTGCTCCGGTATCGCTGCAGGCATCTAATCTTACTTATGCAAATAGACCTAGTAATTATTTTGCATTACCGGTTACGGGAGCAGCATTAGCAGCTATTACCCAGGCGCAATTAAATAACGGTATTATTGTCCAAACGACTTATCCTTATGCAGCCGTAATTGTTTATCTAGCAGCAGGTATTAATACTACTCCCGTTTATATTGAAATTTCGCAGAGTTAAATACTATGACTAAAAACTTTAAGTAGTTTTAAAAATAGAGGCAAATAATGGCTAAAGTTTCAGGTACATATGCGTTTCAATCACTTGAAAACGACGATCTGATTCTTGAATGTTTTGAGAGAATCGGGTTTGCCGGTGATCAATTAGTACCCGTTCAAATGCAATCGGCACGAAGAAGTCTTAATTTTCTTCTTCTTGATTGGATTAGTAAGAATATTAATTTATGGACGATCAATAAGCTATATTTGTCGTTAAATACAGGGCAGGGTAGTTATACTTTAGATGCAAGTATTACAGATGTACTTGAAGTATTACAACGCAATTTCACAAGGCAATTAAACGGAACTCCGCAATCCAATACGGCAGATACTTATGATGCCGGCGGTGGCGGTAATCCTTTATATGCTTTTGACGGTAACCCTCTAACAGCTTGTACTCAAACTGTTACTAATGGCAACATTTC